GGGTACGTCGGGGACAACGGGTACGTCAGGGACAACGGGTACGTCAGGGACAACGGGTACGTCAGGGACATCGGGTACGTCAGGGACATCGGGTACGTCAGGGACATCGGGTGATTCTACGACCCAAACTACTGCTACAACGGGTACTCCCCAATGTCAGGCATTCTCGGAGTCTGTATGTACTCAATTAGATCTTGCTATTGACGATACCTTGGATTATTTCCAACAATTTGGTAGTGATCGAGGAAATGAAAAAGCAATTGTGTATATTCGTATGGTAGATCAACAAGTTTATTATGACGTACCTAAGTGTGTTATTGCAATGGAGCAACCATTAAGAAAAGGTTCTACTTATATTTTTGATGCAGAAGAAGCAGCTGAAGCAGTAGGGTTATTTTCAATGCAATCTCAATTTGGACCAAGGGGCGTGTTTTCATATATGGGAGGAGGTGGCCATGACGCATTACTTACATATGAGGCTGCAATGGAGTACAATGCAATGGTTAATTTGAGATACACACTTAAGTTTGAAGTGAACTTCTTGCAACTTCAGAAAAAAGTTATGATATTGCCTACTCCAAGTAAGAAAGATCATGGACATATTTTACCAATGTTCTGTAGTATTACCGTTCCTGATGAACTGTGCTATAATGATTTATGGGTTCAGCGTTATGCAACTGCATTAACAATGGAACAAATTGGCAGAAACCTATCTATGTACACTGGTATGCAATTACCAGGTGGTGGAGATTTTAATGCTAGTTTTTATTGGGATATGGGTGTGCAAGAAAAAGAAAAGTTAGAAGAAGATCTTAGGAATGGTACTTATGGAAGTCCACCACCTGGGTCAATAATGATTACAGGTTAATTTTAAAGGAGAATAATATGTTATTGAAGGAAATAGACAACGATAAAACGGAACAGGCAACTGGATGGATTTGTCCAAAGTGTCAAACTGCGGTTGCTCCTCATAAGGATACATGCCCTAAGTGCGAACATAGTAAAGTCGGTGAGAATAGATCTATCCCACAAGACAAACAAGTTTTGATGGGCTGATATGTTTGAATATGTTAAGTTAGTTGAATCCTCTATCAATAAGAATAGAATATTAAAAGTAGAGGGTAAAGGACGTATTACTCGTTATAGAAATGTTGTTGGTAAAGGTATAGGTGGTGGGATCTATGTCCATAAGAAGTATGCCGACAAAGCAGTAAAGGCAATACCTCGACCAGTAAACCCTCAAAAACGAGGAGAGTACGAAAGGTTCATTGAGAGATACCAAGAAGTACAAGAGGGATATGCTCAAAATATACCATTTAAATACAATTGCATGAAACTTGATCTCAAAACTATGTCAATTCGATTTGATGAATCACCAGATTTTGATACGGCAAGAGAACCTATAACAGGTAGAACATTTAATGTTTCTATCGATGATGTTGTGAAGAAATCAAACTATAACACAATTTGGCATCATAAATGGTTATGGGTAATGGATGAATATGAAGGGTTTGATATTCAAGAAAGTTTCGAATGGAGTCAGTTGTGGTTTTCTAAATTTAAAGAACAGGCAAGTGGCTCTAAACCTATTTGGGATAAGCAATTATCTAAGTACGGGTTATAAGTGAATATGATGGTTATAAATAAACATAAATAAGGGGAATGTAATGCGTGGAGAATTTGTAAAACTAGTAGAAAGTGTACTGTCTGAGGATCAAGAGTTTAGTAGTGCTAAAACATCTAGACCTCAAGTACCCGCTTTACATAATTTTTTATTAAAAAATAATTTATTTCCAGAAAATTCACTTATTTTGGATTATGGTGGTGGTAAATACGATAAAGCAAAAGACGCGGTAGAAGCGGGTGTGTCTGGTGCGACTCTATTAACTCATGATGTGTTTAATCGAACTCCAGAGCACAATCAAGAGGTAGAAGGTATTATTAAAAGTAACGGTGGTGCTGACGTTGTATTGAATGCTAATGTGTTGAATGTTATTAAAGAGAAAGAAGCAAGGGCAGAAGTAATACAAAATATAAAGTCGTTTGCTAAAGATAATACTAAGATTTTTATTAGTGTTTATAGTGCAGCACGAAAACCTAATTACGAAGAAACAGAAGAGTATGTTGGTCAACAAACATCCGATGGCTGGCAAAATGCTCAACATATTAAATTTTATTTACCAGAAGTACAGGTGGTGTTTCCTAATGCAACCGTTAAGAAGGGGATGATTATAGTATAATCTAAACATTATGGCAACAAATCCTTTATTCTACAATGCTTTTTTTAAGACGGAGAGACATAACTCTGGGAATCCCCTTTGCCGTATTTACGAAAAGCAAACTGAGCAAATGCTCAATATATATGGGGTAACGATGCACTATTTCCCAGTATCTGAGTATGACTTGGGTGGTGTGACTAAACTTTGGGGTGAGGATATAAACAAGAAGTACTTAGAGAAATATACCCTAAAGGGTATAACGGAAGGGGAGAATGACACATTTACGTTTAATCGGTTTGGTATCGATAAATCAAGTGCGGAAAGGGTAGTTTTCATTTCTAGAAAAGCATTTACTGATATTACAGGTAGAGAGGAACCATTAGAAGGTGATATGTTTCAGTGGACACAGAATAATATTATTTATGAAGTAAATGAAGTAACGGATCAAGAGAACATTGTTTTAGGGCAAGAGTTAACTTGGAGATTATCTGCTACACCTAGAACCGTTGAGGGTGAGGTGTTTGGTAATGACGTTTGTTCTTCAGCAAGAGATCAACCTGCGGATAAACAACAGGGCGAAGTTACTAAGTGTGATAAAGAAACTTTACCTATAGGTGATGGTAATGTGATTGAAGACCCAGATAATGTACATGTACCGGGACCATCTGATCATGTCATGGATGATGAAGAAGTTATCGATGATGATAAGGGTGATGTCTTTATTAGAAACTCCTGGGGAAACTGGTAATACAATATGGTAAGACAAAAATTAATAGATTATCTGCATCTACTCGATCATGCTCATAGAATATATAGGTATGTGGATAAATGCGATCTTATACAATATCAGATCGAAGACATGTATGTTCTTTTTAAAAAGGAATTAAATAAGAAACGAATTGCCAGTTCAAGGATTAAAAAGTTAGAATTGTACTTAGATAGTATAAATACTTTCGATAAACAGACGATTCTTGACCATGGGAAGACGCTTTTAAATGGGAAATAGGCCTTTTATTGTAGGTAATAGTATATTTGTAACAACCGTTGGGTTTTTACAGCTATTCGAAGATATCGAAGTCCGTAATTTCGAAACCGATGCACAGAGGTTCGATGGCACAAAAACTAGAAGACTGAAAGTAGGTGTGGTTTTGGATATGAAAGAACGTATCCAACATAAATTAATTGCTGGTGGGCATAAGAAGTTAGAGCAACAAGATACAAGATTACCTAAGATATCAGTTCAGATGACTGCGATTAATCCAGATACAGCACGTTATACTGGTAAGAATCATACTAGAATACTTAGAAAAGATTTTGATGGTGATACTAATAGGTCTTCGGCATATTATGATTTACAGCCATATCCAATTACTATGGAATATACCGTTTCTATTTGGGCAAAGTATTTTGAACATTATGCTCAAATACTAGAAAATATCATGCCTTGGTTCGATAATTACATGGTGGTTGGTGTTAAAGAAAGAACCTTTGGTATTGAGAGAGAATTGAAAGTATCCATGACTGGAGTTAGTCAGAATCAAACATTTGAAATGGAAGGTGGTCAACAACGGTTAATTCGTGGTGATATGACCTTTTCGGTTGAAACCGTGGCATATAAAACATTAAATGAAGACGTTAGTAATCTTATAGAAAAAGTACAGGTCCATATAATAGACATCATGACTCCAATTACGTCAGAAACTATTTCGATCAGTGCTAGTCAAGAGGATTATTTACAGTGAGTAAAATACAAGACAAGATTAACGATGCACTGGGTATAGACATCGATAAGGTCATTAATGATGCTGAACAGCAACTTGATCAGACCGATCAACAAGCAATCGATAAGTATAATGAGAGAAAAGAAATTATCGATAAGTTAAAACAAGATCTCAAAGATGCACGATCACTTAAAACTAAAGATTGGGCAGAGGCAATGCTCAAGAATAGTGCAGAGAAGATTGCTATAACACAAGAGATATTTACTCAAGAGATCGAGGATGATCCTATTAGTAGGAACATAACTGCTCATAGTGAACTTGCTAATGCATTAACGAACACCGTTAAGGCAGTCCATGGTTTAGATATGGAAGAGGCGAAACTTGAACTTTCTAAAGAAAAGAATGAATTGAGAAGAATGGAAATTGAGAATGGTGATGGCGGGACACTCTTAAATGCTAAGAACAATGATAAAATCATTGGTGTTGGTTCTAACGATGACATTCTTAAGTTAATGCGACAAGGAATCGACCCTTCGGTCGTAAAGGATAGTGAAGTATGAGTTTTAAGAGATTTTATATAAATGAATCTAATATGGCGAAACCCGATAAGAAGTTTCCTATTCCAGAACAACTAAAACCTTTCTATAAAAGATTGGGCAAAGTTGATTTTTCTCCACTAGAGAAAGGAGATAGTGTGTATCTACAGTGGATGTCTGGTGGAAAAGAGCAGACTAGAGGTAATCTTTCAATATTCTTCGAGTTCAACGATGAAAATAATAAGAAATATTTAGATAGTTCAATCGATATGATTCCAGATCCAGGTATGTTACAAAAGATAGTGGATAAATTTGATGACGTGTATGGGTCAGTGTATTATTCATTTGACTACAAAGGTTTGATTGTAGATGAATATTGGGGTCCAGATCCAAAACGTGATTTAACTGTTAATCATGAAGGACATGAAGAAAAAGGTAACTTTTTTATACAGGTCACAGGTCCAAAAGATCCAGATGCAATAGCATTTGGGAAAATAAAGGATGATGATATGTATGTTTATGAATATAATGAAAATAACTCTATAAAAAGTGTTAGATTTCGTAATATGGAAATAGATGGTGAATATGAGAAGACGTAATGCCAGTACAGTATGATAAAAATGGAAGGGTAGTTAAACCCTTTGCTACACACGAATGGACGCAAGAGATGGTCCAAGAGTACATGAAGTGTGCTAAGTCTGTTAAGTACTTTGTAATGAACCATTGTAAGGTTCCTCACCCTATGAGGGGTATTATCAAACCTGACCTCCGTGATTATCAAATGAGAATGCTCAACACGATAAATGATAACCAAAAAACTGCAGTTTGTGTTGGAAGGCAAATTGGAAAATGTGTTTTTTCTGATACGTTAATTAAAGTAAGAAATAAAGAAACTGGTGAAATAGAAGAACTTATGTTCGAAGATTTTTTTGAAAAACTATAATTGGTGTAGAAGTGTTTAAGGTTTATAAATGAGTAAAGAACAAGAAATAGAAAGAAAATATATTGCGACTAAAGATGCGTCTAAATATGAGATATTGACTGACGATGGTTGGCAAGATCTAAATACCGTATCTAAAACTGTTGAGTACGAGATATGGGAAATAGAGACTAGTGGTGGTAAAACCTTAAAGTGTGCCGATAACCATATAGTTTTTTATTCTAATTTAGAAGAGGTATTTGTTAAAGATTTAGAAAAAGGAGATTTAATAAAAACTGAAGATGGCGATGAAGAGGTAGTAAAGATAAACAACACATTAGTATCTGCCGAGATGTATGATTTAGATATTAATAATGAGGCGAAGCGGTTTTACACGAATGGCATTCTTTCTCATAATTCTACTATTACTGGTCTTTATTGTTTGTGGTATGCTATGTTCTCTGTTGATCCAGTAAACATATTCATACTTGCCAATAAAGCAAAGTCTTCTCAAGGATTATTGGACGATATTAAAATTGCTTATGAAGAACTTGAACCATATCTCAAGAGAGGTATAGAAGAATACAACAAGACTGCAATTAAGTTTGATAATCGTTCACAGATAGTGACAGGTGCTACAACCAAAGACTCGATTCGTGGTGAATCAGTTTCTCTTCTTCTCCTTGATGAGTTTGCTCACGTTGCACCCCATATTGCTAAAGATTTCTATCAAGCGGTTGCTCCTACTATTTCTACAGGGGGAAAAATGGTGGTTATATCTACACCTAATGGTAACAATGGTGTTTTCTATGATATTTACTCAGAAGCGGAGAAGAAAGAAAACGGATTTGCTGCGTTTGGTATTGACTGGAGAGAGGTTCCAAGATTTGACGATAAAGGAAATAGAATTACTCCAGAAGAGTTCAGGGATCAGATAGTTAAAGCGACTAGTCTTCAAAGTTGGAAGCAAGAACATGAGTGTAGTTTCTTAGGGTCAGCAAGGACACTTATAGTATCCCCTATACTAGAAAAATTTGGTAGGATGGTTAATGAAACTAAGTATATTGAAGAATATGAAAATTGGTTATGTTATGAGAAACCAAAACAGAACCATATCTATGTGATTGGATGTGATGTATCAAAAGGTACTGAGAGAGATTATAGTACTATGCAAATATTAGACATTACGAACAAAAAAGTGTTTAGGCAAGTTGCAGTATATAGGAATAATGTTATCGATCCTTTTGATTTTGCTGATGAAGTGAATCGAATAGGTAAACTTTATAATAATGCTTATGTGATTGTGGAAAACAATACTTATGGGCATGAGGTATCTAGAAGGTTATTTAAAGAATTAGAATACGAAAATCTTTATAAAGATCGCAAGAAAAAAGATTATGGTGTCCATGCAGGTACTAAAACTAAAGGTGTTGCTACTTCTAGATTAAAAAAATATTCCGAAGAAAATAGACTTATTATAAGAGATAAAGAAACATTTAAAGAATTATGTAATTTTGTTGAGCAAAGACCAGATATGTATTCTTGTCCACAGGGGCACCAATACCATGATGACCTAGCAATGGCATTGTCGTGGGCATGTTATTTTATTGGTTCTGACTATTGGCACGAATGGGAAGATTATATCCGCCAAGAAATATTAGGGAAAGGTGGACTAGAAAGTATAAATAATGATAAAGAAGCATTTGAGCCATTTATGTTTGAGGAGTTTAGCGATAGACGAGAACAAGACTCGTTTTTTGGTGATGATTTGATGTGGTAAAGAAAAATAATTATAAATAAATATGAATTGAATTAAGGAGTCGAATCATGGCAAGTAACTTAGCACCAGGCGTAGATATTATCGAGAGAAGTTTTTCTCAACGAATTGAACCTATTAGTAACACCGAATTTGCAACATTAGGTATGTTCACTAAGGGTCCAGTTAATGAGCGTAGAAGGATTGCATCTGTTGATGAACTCATCGAAGTATTTGGTCGTCCAGACGACACTTCATATCCTTATTTCTTTCCAATTGCCAAAATTCTAGACCAAGCACCAGTATATATTGTTCGTGTAGAAGAAGGAACTAAAGTATGTTCTGGTTTGACTGTTGGTATTTCAGGTGGTAATATTACTACCTTAGAAACTCCTGTTGAAGTAGACTCCTATCCCTTAACTTACAATTCTATTTTTACAGATCATGATGGGGACACTGATATTCAAATAGAAATTCCAGCAGGAATGACTGACACGATTACTTTTGCGGCAGTAGGACCTGGAACACAATATAATAATGTTGAGGTTGCTATTGTTAATAGAGAAGATTATGACCGTCTTGTTGACTTCCAAACTTCTTTAGCTGAATCAATTACTCCAGATGAAATCACAGCAATTAGTGAAACAGCATATAACCTTGCGGTTTCTGGTCAAGGTATGCCACTAGCATTAGCTGAAGAACTTATTGATCCAGATAACTCATATGACGTAGACACTTCCCTTCTTGACAGCTATGTTGCATTTGAGAATGGGCCAGCGTCTGACGATGAGTTTGGTGTATATGAGTTTGAATCTAATACATTCGTAAGAGCATACTTAGTTTCTACAGATCCAGACAAGAAAGATAGATTTGCTGCATCAATGTTTGCAAATCGAGTTATAGAAAATGGTTCTGAGAACATTAGAGCATTTGTGGATACAAATCGTTTATCTGCAAGCGCGATAGAAGTACCTACCATGGCGAAGACTAGTCTTGCTGGTGCGGATACTCTTAGTACTAGTGTTACATCACTTACTGATGAAATCTATAAACAAATGAATCTGAACTACTTCTCTAAAGAAGACGTTGGGTTCGCGGCACTAGTTGACCTCGACTTCCCAATTGCTATTAAGCAACGTATGGATGAGATTTGTAATGTTCGTAAAGATTCAGTCGCACTTCTAAATGTTGCAGGAAGTACAATGATCAATCTTAATACATCACAAAAGACCGAAAACCAAACAGGTCTGGTTAAGGCATGGAAAGAAGATAACTTGAAGATCAATTCTTCTTATTCTTCACTATATGCTAACTATTTCAAGATCTATGACCAATATAACGATGAAGAAAGATGGATTCCATGTACTGGTCACGTTGCTAATAGAATGGCATTCACGTTCAACAACTTCGAACCATGGTACGCAGTTGCTGGTCTTGAAAGAGGACTTATTTCAGGTGTCTTGAAGGTTGCTTACAACCCAACTGACGCACAGCGTAAGGTAATCTACCCAAGAGGTATCAACCCTGTAGTTGAGTTTAGAGGTGAAGGTGTTGTGATTTGGGGACAGAAGACTCTTCTATCAATCGCAAGTGCTACAGATAGACTCAATGTCCGTGAACTTCTTGTCTACATCGGAACAAACCTTGAGTCATTCTCAAGAACCATTCTCTTCAAACAAAACGATGAGTTTACTAGAGCGGAGTGGAGAGCAAACGTTGGTCCATTCTTGAATAGTATCCTTCAAAGAAGAGGGATTGAGGACTATAAGGTAGTTTGTGATGACACTAACAATACACCAGATGTTGTGGCAAGAAATGAGTTCCAAGGGTTTGTGATCGTAAGACCTACAACCGTTGCGGAATTTGTTAAGATTGTTATCGCAGACGTTGGTGGGACATTATCTATCGAAGAGGTAATCGCAGGAGTCCAAGTTTAAAAAAAGACTAAAGGGGGAGGGGCGACCCTCCCTCCTTTAAACACATAAAGTATAAATAAAAGTAGAAACATAAAAGGAGCATCAAACATGGCATTCAATCTAGCAACATTCAGACGTAGGGTACACTCAATTGGTCGTAACCAATACTTTATCGTTAGAATCCCCGCAGTCGGTGATTCAGAGATCATCACAGCAATGGCACGTTCAACAACATTGCCTGCCGTAGCACACGAAACTCTTCCTGTTGCTTATCGTGGTCTTGATATGAAGGTCGATAACAAACCAACCTTTGCGGATTGGACAGTTACGTTTCTTTGTGACGAAGCTCATGGTCTTAGAAATATTTTTGGTAAGTGGACCGAGTTGGCATACAACATCCAAAACCTCCAAAACCTTGGACATAATGATTACAAGTATGATGGTCTTTCTGTTTCCCAACTTGCTGCGGATGGTACTTTAACTTCTACAGCTACTTTTATTGGTGCTTTTCCTACAAATGTTTCCGAGATTGAATTAAATCAAGAAGGTGGAGTTCTAGAAACATTCACTGTTACATTCACATTTGATTACTTTGTGATGAATGATCTTGCTGGTGATGTTGTATTTAATGACATCGACTTTGCTGTTGGTAATGATGGTCGTTTTACGGGTGTCAACATTGATGGTGTTGGTGGTATTCAATTTAGAATTGATGCATAATTAGTTAAAACCATACCTCGTATAAATATTCTTTGTAATAAGGAATGTTTGTATGGCATCATTAAAAAGATTTAGGCAGTTAACTAATGGCTTCGCAAGAGGTCATAATTTTAACTTCTCTATTATTGATTGGAGAGATCCAGATTTAACATCGCCCGTGTTGGGGAAAATATTAGGTGCCGCTCTTTCTCCTATACAAACATTATTTTGTTCATCTACCAATTTACCAAGTAAGACAATAGAAACTGAGGCAGTAACTATTCATTATGGTATGCCTGGCATTAAAGTAGCAAAAAATGTAAATTATGGATCATGGACCGTTACATTTTATGCGGATGAAGTATTGATGCTTAGATACTTATTTCTTAGATGGATGGAATTGATTCAGAATTCGTCTAATCAGCAATTTGCATTACCGTCGAAGTATAAGTCTAGTTTTGCGTTTGCTAGTATTCTAACCCCCCAGAACGTCCCGATACAGGTATATTCTTTTAAAGGGTTATTCCCAACAAATATCGGGTCAATAACAATGGCTCAACAAAATAGTGGAAGTGTAATGACATTTGATGTTACATTTGAATTTGATTTCTTTACTGTCAATAAAGATGGACTAGCATTTCTAGCATCTTTGGCAAATGAAGTGGCATTGGGTGGACTGAATGATCCATCGATTAACCTTCCTTATGGTGCAACTATCAAGTCCCCATTTTAAAGGAAGTGAGTATAAATATTAACACAACATGTTTACAGGAGTTTAAATATGGGTAATGCGTTTGATAAGTTTATGGCAACTAAGAAGGATATCCCTGAGATAAGGTATGTCTTGCCTGGTGCAAAGAAGGAAGTTCTTTTGAGACCTTTTACAACTAAGGAACAAAAGATCATCCTAAAGTCGCTAGAAAAAGAAGATCAGGTATTGGTAGGTGAAGCATTCGACCAACTATTAAGGCACTGTATTATAAGTGGCGTTAAAGTAGAAGAACTTTTAACTAAAGATAGGGAATGTCTATTAATAAAGTTACGACAAGAGTCAGTTAAGGAAGATTTTGGGTATTCATGGTCATGTGATGAGTGTGAGACGCAAAATGAAATAAACGTAAATCTTTTTGATCTTAAAGTTGACGAATTGATAGAAGGTTCTATAACATCTAAAGAAATCGAACTTGATACTTTCGATGCTAAACTATTGCTAGGGGTATCGACAAGACAAGATGAGATTAATATTTTAAAATATGCAAAATCTAATTCATCTATTAAAGATACCGGTATAAGTCAAACTGAACTTTTAAATGGTGCTTTTGCTTCGGTAATAAAATCAATGAAAGTCACTGGAGTGAAGCAGGTCAAGGATGCTGAAGGTAAGGTTACGGAAGAACCTACGGAAGATCTAATGGAATTGTCTTTTGATGACAGAATTAAGATACTAGAGAGTATGTCTCTTTCTGATAGAAACAAAATCAAAGATTTTTTCGAAGAATTATCTGAGTATGGGTTTGATATGAAGATCGGTACACATGCTTGTAAGAAATGTGGTAATAATCAAGAGCATGAATTGGACTGGATGACTTTTTTTATATTGTGATGATGGGTGATACTTCTTTCTTTAATGTATTCCAAGAGATATTTGTTTTGGGAATGAATAAGTTTCTTTCTTTTTCTAAGGAAGATATAGACAGCATGCCACCATTTGAACGAATAGGATATCTTGATTTAATGCAGGAATACATGGAAGAATATAATAATATGGTTGAAGATAGTTCGCAGGATAATTGATTGAGATAAATACCATAAATGGCGAAGGATACAAATATTACCGAGGCAGAAGTAGAGGGTATCCTTCGCCAATTTTCCAGTGAAATATCTGGTGAGTTAATAAAAATAAACAATAGACTACCAAAAGAAAAGAACAAACCAGCAGTTGCTGATGAAATAGAAAAAGATCCGGTTGATGGTTTAACTGAAGAGGTTAGGCAACTTAGGGGTGACCTAAATAAAAAAATTAAGACTTCTGTTGAATCATCTAGGAAGAGTCTTAGTGGGCAAATAACAAATATAAAAACAGGTATAGATGCTCAGTACGATAAGGTTTTATCTTCAATAACAGGTTCTGATAAAAGAAGTGTTATTTCTACTTTAGATAGAAGCGCTGACCATTTAGAGACAACTATCAATGGGCATAACAAGTCTATTAAGTCTAGTTTAGGGGGTATTTCTAACTCTATCGGGACTCAATTCGCTAATTTGCATAAACATTTAAAGTCAGATGTTCTTAAATCAGAAAAAAATTCTGCTGGGGTATCTGATAATATCTTAGATGAAATGACGAGGGTGCGATCTGAGTTAGTTAAGTCTACTAAAGAGGTGTTTGATGCTATAGCACTAAAAAATACTGAGACAGTAGTAGGTTCGGTGAATGTAGCTAAAGATACGTTACTTAGAAAACTGGATATGATTGCCACTAAAATAATATCTACGGATGTTAACTCAGATGACCAGGACAAAAAAGAAGCAAAGAAAAAAGAAAATAGACAGAAAAGAGAAGACGTAAAAGCAGAAAAGAAACAGAAACGAGATGCCTTCTTTCAAAAATTACAAGATAAGAAAAATAAAAGTGATCTCGCATCCAAAAGTTTTATTAAAAAGATGTTTTCTGGATTAAAAGGTGGGGTAAAAGAGAAAACCTTCTCCCCTAAAAAGAAAATGTCCACAATAATGAAATGGTTAAAACGGTTAGGGGTTGCTGTTGTGATCGGCACGTATATCTATAACAATTGGGAAAATATTTGGCCGAAAGTTAAAGCGGTGTGGGATGACTATCTTTGGCCTGGTATAGTAAAACTATGGGATATGATAGATTGGAAAGCAATTGGGAAAGGTGCTGAAGATTTATTTGATTGGTTTAGTAATAAACTAATCGAGTTAGGTACTTGGGTCGGTAAATGGTTTATGGGCACCCTTGAGGGACAAAAGAAACCTGGGTATGAAGTTATATGGGACGGAATTTTAACTG